TTTGTTTAAAGTTTTAATATCTGGTAATGCATTATAACTTGGTGATCTACCAAAAATTTCACCTGTTGCTTTTGACCAACGTGGTACTAAATATGGAAATTCATTATAACCACCTGTTCTAACTACCATTTTATCTTCTTCGCATACGTGGCAAGAATGATAAGGTAATTTAGTTGATGATTTTCCTGTTGCTCTTTTATAATCTTCTGTTGGTTCTACTGCGTGAATAAAATTAAATTTTTGATCTGGTTTTTCTTTTGCGGCTGTTAAAATTTTTTCACCAACATTTTTTTCACCAAATTCTTGAACAGCTTGTCTAGCTGTTAATTTATATTTTCTATAAAGTGTATCAACTTTTCCATTTATATTTTCTTGAATATAATATTCTGCAATGTGTAAACAATTAAAATGAATACCATCTATATCATATCCTTTATTTCCTTCTTCTACAAATAATGCACCTGTTCCAATAGAACATAAATCAAGATACATTTCGTGTACTTCTGTATTAAAATTTGTTTCGTTAAATGTGTCATACATTCTTCGTGCAGTATCTTCTAACCATAATTGCACATCTCTATTTTCATTTATTTCTTCATCACGTAATTTAATTGAGAACCAAGGTAATGATGGTGATGTAAGTGTTCCTTGTAAACTTGCCGCTAATAAATTGTTTGCTGTAATTGCTGTACTATCAAATAAAACTTCTGTACGTTTTTCACCTTTTGTTCTTAAAGTAACAACGTCTGCTTTACGTGGCATAACGTAATCAAGTATTTCTTGCCAGTTTACTTCCCACGTACCTCTATCAGATGTTAGAGCATCAACTCTTTTTTTGATATACTCGTATGTTGCCATTTTATTTTACTGTTCCACCTAATAATGTTTTTGATGTAGTTGCTTCATCTTCAACACCTGTACCACTTGTTAAAATTGTTCCGTACATACCTTTACGTTTTGCACCTAACGCTTTTTGTTTTTCTGCTTCTAAAGCCGCTTCTTTTTCAGCAGTTTTATCATAAATAGATTGATCTACTGGTGGTGGCATTTGTGGTTGTGATTTCATTCCCATAATATTATTCCTTTATCCATTTGCATTCTTCTTTTAACATTCCGTAAATTGCACCATCAAAGTATTCACCATTGATTTTAAAACATTTACGGACTACTCCTTCTTTAACAAATCCTGTGCCACTTAACAATCTTTCATTTCGTTCATAACCGTTACGACACAAAGCTGTCATTCTATTACAGCCAATTTGTTTAAAACCGTATTCAAATACATATTTTATACGATTTTTAGTACAAACTAAAGGGCTTTCTAATGCTAAATGCACCCAAATATTATTACCGTCGTAATCTGAAAATAAAAAACCACCTAAAATTTTGTCGTCTTCTACAAAACCAATGTAAGAAAACATATCACCAAGATCTGCTGATATGTATGCATTTTTTTTTATATAGTCACCTACACGTTTTTTCCATTTATCGTTTGTAACTACTTCAATCACTATGCGTTAATTTTTCTTTTTCTTCCGCCACCTAAAATAGTTTTTTGAACATTAGCTTCATCTTCTATTCCAGATGCGCTTGTCATAATTGTTTGACCACCGTATCCAGAACCCATCAATTTTTGTCTTGTAGTTTTATCAGTAGGTTCAGGAGTTTGCGCAACTGGTGTTTGTACTGGTTGTACAACTGGCGGCTGACTTGGTGTTCCAAAAACTGCTCTTGATATTGCTCTTACTATTCCACCCATTATTTACTCCTATATTATTGTTTTCTTTTTTGGTTTTAACATTCCTAATTTTTGCATAGTACCATAAACGTATCTGTCTGTACGTTTTTTTCCGTAACCTTTTTTACGGGCTTGTTTTGCTAGTTTCATTTCCATTTCTTTTGGCATTATGCAAATACGTTAAATTTAGAATCAGAATATATTTGAGTAGGTTCGTAATTTTTAACTCTTGCTTTTCTTAATGACATTACACAATATCTCATTGCAGAAATAATATCATCATTAGCAGGTACGATTTTACCATCCTTCCTGTGATACATTCTTAATTCTTCTAACAGTTTACTTTGATTTTTAAAGATTTTCAATCTCTTTGTTTGCATTCTTGTTAGCATTTCCATAACCCCTGCTTCAACGCTATTACCACCTGTGCCTTCTTTTTGCCCTATGCTTGGTGGATTACTAAAATGTTCTCTTGTCATATAAACGCCTTCTGCTCTATACTGTTCAGTTAAATTTTTACCAGATCCTTTATCAGCTTGTCTTCCGTCCATTGGCCATATTACAGGTATCCATTTACCTCTAGATTTAATTGCTGATGCGTGTACAGGTACAGTTTCTTGTCTTAAAGAATAACTATCATAAACATAAACTATATCACTATCTCTATCCCAAGAAATCCATACAGCCGCAGTTGGGTGATCCCATCCAAAATCTATTCCACATATTCTAGGCCAATGACTTGGTATATCTATTGGATCGCAAATAATATCTTCTTCTGCTACAGGAAAAACTAATCCAGAACCTAATTGTGGTATTCCTTTTTCACGCATTTTTCTTTCGTGTGGTGGTAACGCTTGTAATATTTGATCTCTAACTTCTTTTGTCATATGTGGTGCATCATCCCATCCCGCAGTAAATAATGCTTGTCCATCTTTTAATTGGTTCATAAATTGCGCTACTGTTTCTGTCATACCGCTTTCTGGTGTAAATGTCATATAAACAATTCCACCTTTATCGGCTGTACGTGTTAATGATTGAGAATAAATACTTGGTGGTGGTTCTTCGTCTAGCCAAATTACATCAACGCTTTCCCCCATCCATTTTTCTTTACCCATTTCGTATGCTTTAAATCCTACTCTAGAATTTCCACCAGAAATATGTTTTACAACTATACTGTTTAATGCATTAGGCACACCAGCTTTTCTAATTGTATCTACTATGTATTGTAATGGTATAGATCCTGTTCCTTTAGCAGAAGGATCATCTGGTTGGCCGACAAGTTCTTTTTGACAAACATCCCTAGTGGTTTCATTAGAAACTCCCCCAGCCCAAGCACGAATTGGTCTGTTAAATCGTCTGCCTTCCCACCACGTTGGGTATCTACCCGTCACGTGGTATGCCATTTCCATAGCCCCGCAAAAGGACTTGCCGACCCTGTTTCCAGCCATCAACAATCGTTGTGAAGATTTATCATTATGAAATTTTAATTGATATTCATAAGGTTCATAATGAGCCATCCTATTAGTTGCCTTACGGCGTTCTAATTCTTTAGCAATTTCTACTGCTCTTTGTAACGTATCATTGTCCATTTTTAATAATATATTTTCTTCTTAATTTGCGAGGTGTAGTTAAAGCCCATATTTCTTTTTCGGTTAGTTCTAGTTTGTCATCAAAACCATAGTGTATCTTAGCAGTATGCTTAAATCTATCTACCAAGATATATCTATACACATAATTACCTTTTTTAAAATGTAAAATTGTTTTTAAATCCTTAATAGGTTTAACCATATATACAAATAACTCTTTTTTCCGCAACATTCAACACGTTAACTTAGGTTAATATTAAATAATCCCAATCGCTGTGCGGATTAATCCATTGTAAAATGATACAAATATTTTTTTGGGGGGTGGGGGGTCTGTATTGAGGTCAGTTTCTACATATTTAGCTTCCACCGTGCTAGGCGTAGGCAGTAGAGAAAGATTAATGGGGGTCGTTATTATTTCTTTGAATAGAACAAGACCACATCACAAGCGCAAAGGCCTCGCCTTGCCTTGCGGGGCGTGTGTGTGTGTGGATAGATCGTTTATTCAGGCCTATTTCAAGCCAAGTGAATAAGATAGGGTAAGTGTCGTGCTATGTGTCTTATGCTTATGTGTGAGCAGATATGGAGGATTATGAGCTAGTTTATTGAACCAGAACCCCCGCCATCTTCGGTTGGTGTAATGATACGAATAGAGCCAAGTAAATGCTCTAACTCTTGCCTTAATTCCTCATCTGTTTTCTTGCCTGTTATATCTTCAACTTTGTGTACTGTTTGATAACCTGTTCTATCTAGCAATGAATTGATTGCCCCAAGTTTTACGCTAGGACTTATCTTATCTTCTGATATTAAGGATTTAAGTTTATCAATGGCCATAGGCACAGCACTAGACAGTAGTTTTCTAGTAGCGTCATCTATTTCAATAGATAGTTTGTTTTTTAACTCATATCCTTGTTGTTCAGCAGTTTTTTCAGAATACCCCGCTTTGATTGCGCTTTGAGTAGCGTTGCCTGTTTGGCTAAAGTACTCAATAAAGCGTTTTTGTTGTTCTGTAAGGGTTCTAGTCATATTAAAACCATTTTAACCTAAAGCAGTTGACAATGCAATTTAATTATATTATTAACTTAGGTTAACTAAACGGAGGATAAATATATGAACCAAATATCAAGCGTTGAAAGACGTAAATTACTGTTAAAGGGTTGGAAACTTGTTCACCCTTACAGAAAAACACAAGACGAAATTGACTTGGAATGGGTCAATAAAATTAACAAAGTTAAGCAGAATAATAAAATTGCTATTCTCATATCATCAGACGAATTAGTTGAGGACTTTGAAGACGGTTCTAGACTTGTTCAAGCAAGTGGTAAAGCAATAGCTTATTTGATTGATGCTTCTTATTTTGCTTTTAAAAAATTTGTTGAGAGTGAGGGTAAATATGCTGATATGCCTTTTTCTGTCGCTATTGATAAACCCTCTAATCATTTCAAATTTATGGAGGCACAAAATGGTTAAAATGCGTATTAAAGGAATATTGTACACGGGTAAAACCGTGTACGATTGTTTATGCAAAGCAGTTAGAGAGCCAATTAATATTCACGCTAAAATGGTGGATGTTAATAAATTAGTTAAAGACAAAGCGTGGGAGGTACACAATGGAAAATCTGATACTAAACATTATTAGTATTTCAATAGCCGTACCTATTACGGTTTATTGGTATATCAAAGATAGTAAAAAAGCAAAAAATGAGGAAAACAATGACAATACAAAATAAAGAAAAGATAACTGTACAAATAAATAATAAAAAAGTTAAGATCGATCATAATTGGGATACAACAACAGGTCGTTCTTTACATAAACAAACAACAGGATTGAAAGAATTAAAATCACTTCTTTTTGATGAAATAGTGTTTCAAAAAAAAGAAAGCGGTTTTATTGCATATAACAATTTTGAAAGCGGA